CTTCAAGTTCCTTTATGTCTACATAGAAATGATTGCTGTAGAAACTTGCCGAATGTGTTTTATCTTTTGGATATCCTTCTGACACCATCCAGTCAATCATACTGTCAGGCACAGGATTGGGAACAGGCTTAGGGAAACCGTATTTCCATCCAGATGGCGGGTCTACCATATGAACTAAGTTGTGGTTCTCAGGATGCCTATCGTATTTATGCGTAGACTTGTTCTTGAGTGGGATCTTCTTCGCGTGAGACATAGTTTTGTTTACGCTTTTAATCGCCAACATTGTTGCTCTCCTTGCGTTGCTGTTCCAGATGATTGTCAAGGATCAGACTAATTTCTTTCACGAGTTGATTATATCTCTTTTCTTCCTGCTTTGACATAGGCGTCAGAGCAAAGTCATCAGCCATTATCCAACACAAAGATATAAACTCTTGTAGCATTGGATTCATTTAGTATCTATCCATTATAGCTATGCGGAACTGCACAATTTCAATCAGACCAACAAAGGCCCACATTATAAAAAATATGCCAAGACCAATATACCAACTGGTAGCATACCCAACCAAAAAGCATCCAAAAACTGCAAACAGTACACTCATTATAAGTTTTAACATAAGTTGACTCATCCTATTACATCCTTTCCCATCAAGAGTTCCAACACAAGATTAATAAAGTAGGCGATAGTTATTCCCCAAGACAATCCTACGGAAACATATAATATTGTTTTAATGGATTTTTCACTCATTGATATCTCCAAGCAAAACACGTGCAAACTGCCTGACATAATTAGGTACGCTAACGTCATCGCTGTCCGCTATACACCCTAACCCTCTTCTCATGATATCAAATTCTTTTGCTATATTCCAATATTTATTCGAATACATTATGTTCTCTATTCGTAACAGTTCAATTTCGGCGGCGGCTTCAAGCGCGACAGGGCTAATCATTTGCCCATACGTGATAAATGCTTCTGGTGACCGTAAACGTTCAATAATGTCCGTCATATCAAAACCTTTCCGCAGCGACCATGCGTTGTACTGTAAGTTGTTATAGTTTCACCAAGCGCGTTTTGGACATAGATTTTTCCCCACCGCCACGCCATACAGTCTTTGGAAATGCAGTTATCCATGCCATAGTATGGGCAGATTTTCTCTTCCGCTTCTTTTGGCGTTATGTAATGTGGATTGTTATTTATTTCGGATACCATCACTCAATTCCCATCCAAGTTATCGCCACGATCATCAAGACGTGGGCCTTCATCGTACAATGTTTTTTCCTTTAATTTATCAAGAGCATAAGCGTTAATAAACTTTGCAATGCTTTGCCACGACTCACCACTGAGCGGTGTTACCATTGCAATAAACTGCAATGAACCACGCAGTCTTTGTACCTCAGCATTCAGCTTATCGTGTTCAGTTTTGGCATAATCAAACCACATCTGTAGGTCTGAGTTAGCTAACCGCAACTGCTCAATCTCATCGGCGGCTAACTCCCCAAGTACGAAAGCATCAAGGTCAGAGGTTGTTGATTCGCGCAATAGCTTAACAATATCCATCACTCTTTCTCCTTCAACATAGCAGCGATATCTTTATTAAATTCCTCATGCGAGTATTCTGGGCAAAGCCGCATCATGTTGACACGGAACGATGTGATTAGGATGCTTTGATTGTTACACAACCGATCGATCTGTTTCCGCGCATCACTAAACGCGTTCGAAGTATTTCTGATTTGTTTTTCCAATTCAAAAATCAAATCGTCGATAGTGTCGCCATGACCTGTCGCCAACCCACATCGGATCATCATTTGAGATAATTTTTCGGTGTCCTTTTGCTGAAGGGCTGAACGCCACCTTGAAATCATGGTTTCTCCCGTGGGCGTCAACGCATGATAATCCTGATCGGCAAATTCAATCGCTTCCGACAAAGCATCCCGCAACCGCTCAATCTCTTCGGCGGCTTCGTGGGCAATGTAATCAAATGGCGGCTCATTGTGCTCCCGCAGTCTTTCAACGATATCCATCACTCTTTTCCCTTTAATTTTTTTATTTTTCCCAGAAGCCAATTAACCACAGACAAAAATACCCCAGTGACAAGGACCACAGCAATCAAACCGATAACCAAACCAACAAGCCAAAGTAGTTCCGCAATAAACTTTGCCATCCAAAACCAAATTTCATCCATCACTCTTTCTCCTTCAAAGCGGCATACGCAAGAGCCTGACCATGACCAGAGCCTTCATCTAAAATCTGTTGTAAAACTTGCTTCAACCGATTGGTTTCTTTAATAAACACGTCCATCAATTCAAATGCTAGTTTTTTATCTTCCCGTAGCTTGATAATTTCATCTGCTGCCTCGGCACACCACTCTCCTTCTTGGCTCCAGCTTATGTCAACGGTTCGTAAACGGTCAACGATATCCATCACTTTTTCTCCTTACGAGTTATCATGATCCCAAATAGTAGAGGTGAGATACAAATGACTACTATCCCAATATAGTGTAATACATCCATCATGGGTGGGCGTCTTTCATAACAGAAAACCAATCAGCGTCCCCGTTTTTAAGAAAGTTCCTTATTGCTTTCGCGGCTTGTGCTGGTGTTACTGTTTTGTAACAATCTGAAAGGACTCTCCAAAAGTCTTCATCTTCACTAAAACTTTCAGCGTATGCAAAATATCTACCAAATGGTGGGTAAAATAATTCATTTAGTTTTTCTTTTTGCAAGTGAACATAATTGTCTGCTCTGTCTATGGCTGTATAATCATAAATAATTGAGCCATCTTCTGTTACTACTGGTTCTTCCTTATTTAGAAGCCAACACCATCCACCGATACAAGCGACTGTTCCGCAATCATATTTACTTGTTGCAGAAACTTCTAAATTAAAGTTTCTTTGGTCAGGTTGTGGCGTAATGCCAATGTCACCAACACCAGGAATTCCTGCATTAGTATGGACTAACTCATTTGTTTCTAGCATTTCTGCTACAGCCAACAGTGCTTTCCGCAAACCTTTTTTAGTATCTAAATCGATATCCTTATTCATGTTACGCTCCCATTGCTTTTGCTAATAGATCTTTGTCTTCGATCTGACCACGATACTTATTCACCAGACGTTTACCAAGTGCCGCCTGTTTAAACGTCAACTTAGAGTTCATCGCGAGTGACCTTCCAATGTCAGTATCCAACCTGTTAAAGCCGACCTTGTTCTGAGCACGAGCACCATCTGCGTCCATACTGGAGATAATCTGTAGACATTGCAAGATAGCGGCTGACTGTTCCACAGATATTTTTTCTGCATCAGTGTCGATGTTTAAACGTGTCGATGTTGCAGTTGTCGGAGGGTCTGGAAGAACTGGAATGTCAAGGTCTGTGATGGCATTATGCTTGTCCAATGCCTGATCAATGATACCCATCTTCGCGACAATCGACCGTGCCATGTTGGAATCGATAGAACCTTCGAGTACCAGATGTTGCACGAGAACAGATTCCTTCTGACCAATGCGATGAGCACGATCCTCTGCCTGTAAGAGATCAGCAGGTGTGTACGTAATCTCAGCGAACACAACGTGTGAAGCGGCTGTTAGAGTAATACCAACACCAGCCGCCTTGATATTGCCAATGAAGAATAGACACGATGGATCATTCTGAAACCTGTCAACAGCCTCTTGACGTGCTGTCATGTTGACTGATCCAGTAACCTTCACAGCTTCCTTGCCAAGAGATTCATACAAGGCATCGATCACGACATGATGATGCGCGAACACAATCACCTTGCCGGAGCAATTCTTCAGATGTTCAAGGACGTATGGTATCTTCGCGACTGCTGTGTCTCTACGTGCGATGGCGATTTCCTGAAACGCCGATGACGCACCGTCACGTAGCTTGTTGACGGCATCTTTGTACACGTTGATATCATCAGATGCTTTGGACAACTCGACAGCAACACGTAGGTGATGCAGTTGTTCCATTGCTCTGGACATGACCTTGACTTCATTGTCAATCTGTACCGTCGCTCCATTCTTCGGGAACTCAATGATCTGCCTACGCTTGGCAGGAAGATCCTTCAACACGTCTACCTTGAGCCTACGCACCATGATCGTAGAGCGTAGCTTGTTCTGTAACTCGTCGAGGTTAGTTGCCCCTGCGTCATCGAAACCAAAGCGTCCCTTGTGTGCTCCACAATAACGATACGCAAAGCGATAGTAGCTGTTGTATGTGACTGGGTCTAAACTGCTGATCAAACTCCATATTTCTTTTGGTCTATTCAGGATGGGTGTCCCTGTCAGGAACAACCTGCGTTTTGCCTTGATTGGTTTGAGTTCACTCATGACTTTGCTTTCTTTTTGGTGCTTTTGCCGCCAAGTACAGCGACGGTGCGTTGAGCCTTCTGGTTCTTGAGATAGTGAGCCTCGTCACAGATCAGCAAGTCCCACTCTACAGCATCGATCTTGTCGCGATGCCTGTCCACGATGTCATAGTTTACAATCACAATGTCGCAGTCCACAGGATAGTCATTGGCAACAGCGACACCACACTTGAGATGCTTTGTGCTCCACTTGTCGAACTCGCGTTGCCAGTTGATCCTCAACGTAGCGGGGCAGATAACGAGTATCTTCTCCGCACCAGTAACATTCGCCACGCCAATAGCTTGGATCGTTTTACCCAAGCCCATCTCGTCTGCGATAAGTGTACCCGCACGTTCAGATGCGTATACAATCCCTGCCTTCTGGTATGGTAGATACTCCAGCCCTTCTGGACGAGGTATATCCACGTCAGCATCAGTCGCACGTGATGCTTCAAGTACTTCAACCATCTTGTTATGCTCTTCAACAAGAATGGAACGTGCTGTGGCGGAGGCGTATTTGATTAACGTCGCCGCCTTGGTTTTGTCGTCGGTCCACCACAATTTAGATACACTGTCCCACCGAAACCGTGCGCTTTTGGGGATTTCTCTTTCATCGAATGATCCGCGAAAAATAAACTTGCCGTTCTCGTAATTCAGTGTAGCCATGTGTCACCTGTTTACCCTACTGTGGAACTATCTATCACGCATATGTTTGCTGTAATATTACCACCAAGACGATGATGCCTTGATTCCTGTTGAGGAATGGAACTATAACCCTGCAACTTATAAACCGCGTATGGTTTGTTGTTAAGGTCACGCTTGAGGATCGTCTGGATTTTGAAGCCATCTTTCTTGAGGTCATAGATGCACGAAGCGAGACGAAAGATTCCGTACACGCCAAATGCTTCAAGAGGTGTAATTCGCCCCAACGTCTGGAGATGCGACAGAACCTTCTGCTTCTGTGTTTTCTGTTGTGTTGCTTGTGACATTGATAGTCTCCTTGTTTTTCAATGTGAATTGTTCAATACCGTGCATCACGGTGCTGTGATCTCTATTCAGCGCAGTGCCAATCTGATGCATTGTCATGTTTAGTTCGTGTCTCAACCTGTAGAAACACTCCTGACGTGCATCAACCAGTGGTCTTGATCTACTATTGATCTTCAGTGAAGCCACAGGAATCCTGTGCTTGATAGCAACTTCACGCATGATGATCTTGAACGTGACCTTCTCGCTCTTCCGTATGTTCCACTTTTCAAGTTCTCTTTGTACCCAATCATTTGTAATACTCGCGATGTCGATGACCTGTTTAAACACAGGCGGTTCTTCAAGTACCTGTTTAAACACAGGTTTTACTCTAATGACCACAGGCTTTGGTGCAAACTTTGCCCTGACACGTGCATAGTTTCGCCTGATGGTGTCGATGTCTTGTGTTTCCTCGTCCAAACGTAAAGCTAAACGGCTCATGACTTCTTCACCTTTATTGCAGAATTGTTCATGGCATCGCGCATGATCCATGCCCAATGGTTGATTGACTTCGCGAGTTCCTGTGCGACTCCAGTATCAATGAGGTACTGAAGAGCAATGTTGTATTCTTCCTGTGTCTTGTGCTTCTTGCCTTCGATCAGTTCGAAGTAAGCTTGTGCCTTGGTATCATCAATCATTCTTCAATTCCCATGAGTATGAGAGCAGTTTGACATGGTGTAGTTTCTAGTTTAATCCTCATGAGCATGAGAGCAGTTTGATATGGTGTAGTTTCTAGATACGTTGCCTTCACATCGGCTTCAGGATACTTTTTTAAGACAGCTTCTTTCAACTTAAGAAACTCAATTGCTGTGCTGAGATTGTACACGTAGGTTTCTTCTGTGAAGTCTCCTTGTGATTCAGGCGGGAGCCAGATGAATGCGCGAATGAATGTTGTGACTTCATGCGACATGGTAATCTCCTCGTTCAAATATTTCGATGACTTCTGATTGGTCACTGGCTATGAGTATCCTGAACAACGTTCCAACAGGAAGCCATGTGATCCCTAGTGCACGTAATCCACCCATGTAAGCGGCAGGGTATTTTGCCTTCGCGATTTGTGTTAAGCCGTCAAGAAAGACATCAAATGGCATGAGTTCTTTGTTAGAGGCGTGTATAAAGGATGCCATGTCACGATCAAACGGATCAGGCCCGTCTGTGTATTGCGTTGACCAAGGGCAGGTTCCAGATGTAAGAACGGCAACAACTGCACCGCCGTTCTTGTATAGTTTGTGTGGGTTCTCCAACATATTCTTGACTCTATGTTCCATGTTATCCACCTATGTGCATGATGACTGCCGTGAGAAATGATAGAATAATCAATCCCACGGCGATGTCAAATGTTATTAAAAGATATTTTTCAATCACAGCTAGACATTCTGTCTGTGTGTACAACATACTTGCCAGTATGCTGTGTGTAGGCAACGAACTGTTCGTTTGACCTCGGTGCAACAAGTTCTGGTGATGTTGCTATGGGGTGATACCCTGCGAGATCCATCTCGAACCGTTCACGAAACTCCTGTGCCTCATCAAGAGTGTCGAAGTAGTGTGTCTTCTGTATACTAGCCATTGTCATTCTCCAAATTTATAACGATGCTCTTTAGCTGTGTTCAAGTCTACTGTAGTTGTTTCACCATTCCAAAACCAGAAAGAGTCTTCGTCGTCGAACTCGTATCTCTTCCCTTCGGGTGTTACCCAAATTGTTACAACAGCATCATCAGGAACAGTTTGCAGAAATTTAATCAGTTGTGCCGCTGTCATTGTGTTCACTCCTCTGGTTTCAACATTTTAAGTAACTCAAACGGCTCATCATTCGAGGTCAGTGCATCAAGATACTTAGCTAATTTGTCGTACGCCTGTTTCTTTGATGACACGGTTGACCTCACGACTTTGATATCCTTGATCTCGCGATGTTCAGAGTCACTGATTGGGTTTGTCATGTTGTCGAAGCGTTCAACATTGTCATGTGCCCAAATTCTAAACTCATCCTCATTGGGCCAAAATTCAATATTGTTGTTAAACTGATATGTTTTTGTTCCGCTGATCTCAATTGTCACGTGGTATTTCATTTCACTTGCTCCCTTTTGCAGGTAACCATTCGAAGTGAGTTCCGAATTTCTTGTAGTGCGTCTCCATGTATTTCAACAGCCATTGCAGGTCTGTTGGTGCGTCAAAGATTGCGAGATCGGCGTCGTCGTTTACCTCACAGCAAACATCCTCGTCCATCAAATCGGAATAATTATGCAGGACGTAGGACGCGATGGTTTCCATGTCAAAGTTACACTGATCCGCGAATGAATGAGACTGCGTTGGATCGTACTTCATTTGGATAGCTCCTTGTTTGTTTTGGCGGCGATACGTTCTTGAGCATCGATCAGAGCCATGACACGTTCACCAATCTTGTGACGCTCACCTTTGGACAGGTGTGTCATTGCCTTGACCTTTGCGATTGCACCAATCAGTGCGGGTGACATTGCGGCGAATGAATTATACTGCATGGAAAGTTCTCCTGAGGTTGGTGAAAAGACGCATCTTTGAACGCATTAACTGCACCTTGATGTGCTGTTTAAACGGGTTCTTTGGTTTGTATTTAGGCTTCGTCACTGGCTTTCGTATCGGACGCATAGGTGCACACTCCGCTGTTGATCAGGTTGATGGCTGTCCTGCCGAATGATCCCTGTAAGTGCCACACCAGACCCGTGTCGATCAGGTGTTGCCACGCTTCGAGGAACTGCTCTTCATCATCAGCATCGATGAAGCCTTCTGCGATGCCGACTGCTATGTAATTATCCATATCATGCTACCTTCTTTACTTTGACTGCGTGACTGTTAAACTTACCCGCGAAACGCTTACGCTTCTTGACGAGGTTCTCGACATACTGCTTCGCATCGTCCATAGTATGAGCAATGACTAAACGTTCCACTCGCCCCAACCGACCGCCGAGCGTCACATACGTAGCCTTGACGCTGAACACAGGTGCTTCGGCTTGTGTCTTGAGGAACCGTTTCATATTACGAAACACGGGATCGAATCCAAGGTTAGACATTTCCTTGCCATAAGTGTCACGTGCATCAACAAGTTCATTCAACAGTTTCTTAAGCGATTTCATTTTGTTTCTCTCCGGTTAATGTTACAGGTGCTTTGGTTTCGATCCACAGTTTGGCTCCACATGGTCTAGGCTGATCGGGGCTATAGATCATGCGTGAAGGCCCGTCAATCTGTACTTCCATGCAGTACCGGATCGTCGTGCCATCCTCGACGCGAACCACGGGATGTGCAGTCCCATGTTTCGCATTTGATTGGATAATATTGCGGTTGATGTGTATGATTTTCATGAGTTACCTACAATCTCGTCGATGATTTCGAGGGCACGTGCCTCACCATTCGCAGTGAGCACAAGTTCCTTGCCATCGCGCTTGGCATATTTGAATTCGATCAGATCGTCTGTCGTGTATTCGGTCTTCATCGCGCTAATAGGATCGATCACACAATCGTGTCCAGACGGTGCGCGAGGTAGACCGTATTGCGTGATCGGTTCACGTGTCATTCTCAGCTTGTAGTCGCTGTTCGCAGGGTCTAGCAGGAGCACCATGCGTGTCGTTTGCCCCTTCTTGACCTCGACACCTGTCTGGATTGGAGCCATTGGGTAGCCGCCGACCTGTTTCAGGATGACCTCGCCCCACTTGACGCCGTCATCCGTCATTGTCGTTGCACCGTTTCGTGCCAAGACTTTCAGTCCGACATTCTGACACGCTTGTTTAAACAGCTTCCCATGCCCGTGTTTCTCATGACCTGCGTCCCATAGCGAGGCGTGGATTAACTCATGCACGACCAGACCGAACACGACGAGATCACCTTCGAGGTATTGCGGTGACGCTTTTGTGATCCAGTTGCCGTCACCCTTCGCCGTGCTGAGGCGTGGATTGACGAATATTTCGTAGTGATCATCGCCAGACGCAGATGACTTCCAGCACTCGCCGAGACGCTTACCGTTCTTGCCAGTCGATGGAAACCCGCACGAGATGCGAGTGTTTCGGGGGATTGGAATTCCCGCTTGAAGAAACGTCTCGCGACATTCATCGACGACCTTGCCGAACCATTCTTCGCGAGTGGTGATGTAGTTTGCCGTTGGTGTAGACGCCAAGGCGATACGTGCTGTCTTCGAGGTGTTCATTATCTTGCTCCCATTTTCTGTGATTTGACGTTTAAACAGTCCTGATATGATCCGGTGTGGATAATCCGGTATGAATTTCTCACGACATCACCCTTGCAGACGATGACGTTGCCGAATGAATTGATTTGTGCGGTGTACATGGTGTGCTCCTTATAATACCCAAAGCATGATGGCTGTGATGAATGCGCCGAGGCAGAAAAGCTCGAAGATGTCGATGAAGAATTCGGTCATGGGATACTCCTAGTAAAAGAGGTCAAGTGCTGAGTCAAGGTCAATTCCGTCAGGGGTGTGTTCATATAGTGTCGCCTGTGGACGTGCCTCGCCGTTGTGAAACAGATTGATTGTATGCTTGGGATCGACCTTGGTAGCGTAGAGCCAGATGTCCCACTCCAGACGGCCCAAGTGTTCAAGCATGGATGTCGCACCTTCCGCGAACATGGTTGCGTTGTGTATTTCATTGATCTTTTTGCTCATTGTCGTGCTCCTTACAGCATTGATTTGAGTTCAGCCTTGCACCGCTTGGCTGTGTCACCGCGATACGTTGCGGCATTGGCAAGGAAGTATCGAACGATTGACCGTGCGTCATCGTACCCATACTGATCATCGATGCTAGATAGTTCCGACATTGCCCGTAGGTAGGGCACGGCCCCAAAGTAAGGCTTCGCCCAGTCGGTGCGGATTTCTTTTGCGATTGCGTTAAGCGTTCTCATTGTCTTAAACTCCATGAAACTGTGCTTCGAGGGTGTCGATCAGCGGTTGAATTGTGTCGACCAGTTCGTTCAAACTTGACGAATGATCCGCGATGACATCGTATCCGTCATTGCCGTACACGAGGAAGACGACCGAAAGATAGAACCCGTCAAACATCTTCGGGTCATCAGGGTGTACGAAGAGCAGGTGTTCTTCGTCAGTCTGCCGGATCGATGCCATCACCTCTTCGACATTCGTGCAGGTGATGTGTTCGTCATCGTCCCCGCCATTGTCGATGATGATTTTCGTGAAGCCCTGTTTAAACGCTTCGTTGACCAGTGCCTTGATGATTTGACGTTCCATTGATTCGATACCCATGTTCATTCTCCGATTGTGATGATTTTGACTGTGCCGTCGATCACGACATACATTGCCTGTTGATTGGCGGCAATACCGTATTTTTTAGCCATGAGCGACACGATGAAGTCTGTTGTTAGACCTTTGCTTTCGGGCGTGGACGCTACCGTGTACCGGATGGATGGTTCCTCGAACAATTCACCCTTGGCGTTGAGCCAACCGCCCGTTTGTGCCGTTGCAGAATAGCCTTCGAACACATAGATCAGTTCACGTTTCAGCGCGGTGTGTGTTACCGAAAGATCACGACCGTCATTGTCATGTGTGGGTAGGACGATTGAATATTCACGCATTGTAGTTCTCCGTTGTTGTTGTTGAGGGGTTGATTACCAAGCAGTCGCTTCGACTTCTTCGCATTGTTCAGACCAGATGTCCACGTAGGCTCTCACGATTTGCATCGCCTTAGCGCGGGATGGAAAAGTCATCTCCGCTTCTTCTCGCCGCCAAGCAGGTCTGTTGTGAT